TGCGTGTTTCTGTTAAATAGATCACCAATTAACCTCTTTAATTGCTTCTTCTACAGTTGCTGGTAGTTCTTTAGTCTGATGTTTTTCTAAGAAAGTTTGAAACTCTCTCGGAGTTGTAGGATGCATTTCTTTGGCAATCTCTTCTGGAATTCCATAGATATCTGAAAAGTAAATACCCATCATTAATCCATCCATGCTATCTAACCCTGTCTCGGTCATAGGTATGTCTAAATCAGTTACAGACGTATACTCTTGATAGGCGGGTCTTACTGCTTTAGCTACTGCATTAAATAGTTCTAAAAAGTCCATTTTTTTATCCGTTTATTGACATAATACCAACTAAACTAGAAGCCCAATCTTGCCAACTAGTGAACCCTGTAGCATCAGGAATACCTGAATTAGCAAAATACCCAATACCTTGTATACCATTTGCCCAGTCTTTCCAGTTCTCTTCAGGCACTGTACCAAGTTGCTGAGCAGCAAACAATTCAGCCATCAAAGCATTCCAACTATCCCATGTTTGGCCCCTTGGGTCATATACTATCATGGGTTACCTGTACTACGTTCATCACCCATATCAGCGCTTAATAGTATGTTGCCTGTTTCATAGTTACCATTTACCACATTACTAGTAAAACGCAAACGCATCTCTCTGCGTTGTTCACGCATATCAATTTTAAGTGTATCTGATGTAAAATTATATGGCTCTGAAGGGTCATCAATGTCATCTGCGTAACCTTTACCTGTCACGGTAAGACTCATTTGGCCTGCTTGCACAAAATCAGGTTCTACACGTTCTAATCGAATCCATTTATTAGGCCCTTGTAAAGTTCGTTGCCCAGGTCCGCCTGTTACCCAGCCAATACTATTAGTCTCGAAATAAGACTCAATGGCATTGACATTATTGAGATAGACTTGGTCAACACCACTCTCATGTTGCCAAATAGTATTATCGCCTGTAATATTTGCAACATTGTCTGACCAAACTGGGTATTTAAACACTTCAGAGAATGTGCCTGATGATCTTTGAGCACCTTCTGCAAACCCTGCGTCGTACCAAACCTTGTCTCTGACATTATAGATAATAGCATTGTTGCACTCAGTAGAGTCACCATGTGGATAAAACCACCAGATCTCTCCCCAACGAGGAATCTTTGCTGCCCATACTTTTTGTCTTTGAGCAAAATTTAGATTGTCAAAGAAGAAATTCATATTCGTCTTATTGTCAACTTCTTGAACTACTCCGTTATACATTAAGAACCTATCAACTGCAATCCAATAAAAAATACCGTCGTACTCAATCACGCATTGAGATGACATAATGGAAGTTTGTGTGGAGATAATGTCATATCGCCAATAGATCGTCGCAGTACCTACAGTTTGAGGTGAATAAGTTACTCTAGTGAGTTGATCAAGAGACCAGAACAGCCCTGCTGGAGAGGTTGTACCACCTCTTAAAGGCATGCCTTTAATTACTTTAGTAGATGAGACATTATTCGCATTGGAGTCAGCACTGATCCAGTCAGTGAAATCACCAGCTGCACAGTTTTGAATAAGCCCGTTGTTGCCATACACAAATAGGTATGGGTACAACATACAAGCGCCACCTGATACTGATATATGATTATCAAAAGTGAATGAGGTAGGTGTTCCTGATACTGCATGATTAATCGTAATTGTGGTCGAAATAGAAGGGGAAGTGACGATGACCACATTTGTGACAACGGTATTTGCAGCAATGCCAGTTCCAGTGACAGACTGCCCTAGTCCAATTCTATAATCGGCAGTGGTTAGAGTAATGGTACTGCCTGTCGCGCTTCCTGCCACGGTGAATATGCCTACACCAGTAAGCGAACCACCTGGGAACGTGCCAGTCAAAACAGGGGTATTAACAGTGCTATCTATATGATTTAAATTCTGACCAGGATGCGCTACCAGATTAAGAGACCCTGTGCCATTAGAGTCATAGCCAATATCAAACTGCCATAAGTTATCAGTATTAGAAGTGAAATAAGAAGAATTCAAAGTAATAGCAGTCGGACCAGTGCCTACTCCATCATCATTATCAGTTTGCCAATATTGCAAACTATCACTAAATCCGGCATACACATAATTTAAACCGTCTTGAGACTGCATGGTCATGCCTCTAGCAATCCCAGGAGCATTTAAAAAGATGCCTTTGTAGCCACCTATTTTACGAGGACGACCGCGCTGAAATCGCATCCAACGACCCTCAACAAACATAGGCGAGTCAAATAGAGTACCGTCCTGCTGAACTCCAGCAGGAATATTTAAGGAAATGACATTAGCTGTCAAAATGTTCCTCCAGAGATCCCATTAATAAAGGTAAACCCAGATGCACTGTAATAACCTGCTAACTGATTCCCAATTACAAACCCAACTTGATTAGATGCAGGCAAATACATACCTGAGTTAACATCTCCTGTAAACTTCAGTGAAGGAGTTGCTAATGATCCATTGCCTAAAGTTAATGAAGTGATTGAACTAGAAGAACCAGATGTTGCATTATAGACATTAGTCCCATCACATACAACTAATAACGTTGTACCTTGCGTGACTGTAACAGTACTCGCGCCTATAGCAGTTGTCTTAAGCGTAAAGCTATATGAGCCAGTGGTGCTATTACTAATAGAATACAACTGTACTGTAGGCGGTAAAATAATAATTTGATTAGAAGTCAAAGTTCCTGTAAACTCTTGGATCAAATTAGAAGCTTGAGATGTCGTCTCTGTTAACGTGCCTCCTGTGACCACAAGTGCTAATTGAGTAAACGCAAATTGAGTAGCTTGCCCATACCCAAAAGTGTTCCAGTTAGTGCCGTCAGACACAATGACAAATGACTCAGTAAGTTGAAGTTGCGTACTGACATTTCCATCAATGGTGTTTGTGCCGACAGGAATGATGCTTAAAATACCTGTTCCGCTATTACGTATCATGCAGAACCAATTATTGCCTACAGCCGATGCAGAGGGTAAAGTTAATGAACCTGCGCCACCTTCATAGACTACAAACTGTGCTCTTTCTGATGGTATTAATGTGCTAGTAGAGAATACGTTCACTACACTATACGCTTGATTTAGAGTAGCACCTTGCGCTACTAATCCATAACCTGCTAAGGACCCTGCATCAGCTGCTGATGTGCCTGCGCCGAAGGTAATGTTCTCCCATACGCCATTTACCGTAGAGTTATTAGTGACGTAAATGTATTTACACACACCTGATGAAATCGACACAATGGTGTTCCCACCTGCATCAGTTACTGTAAATTCATTAGTTCCAATATTTCGAATAATAAGGGCTTGACCTGTTGATACTTGAGTGGCAGGTGGCATCAATACTTTTAGATTGATTACTGTAGCAGTAACTTCAGTAATATTAGCAGCTATATCAATAACATCATTGCCATTGATTGGCCACTCTAAAGCTGTATTAACTGAGATGGTTAATTCTTCATATCCAACTTGGGCTGGAGATACAGTTTGACCTGTGAAGGGGTTTACATAAGTAGTCATATTTAGCTGTCCTGTGCAATGGCTTGTCTATCGGCAATGCGTAACTTATCTTCATTACTTAATGCCTGAATTGCTTCTGTATATTTCTGCTGAAATATTAAGCGTTGATCATTTTTAAGGAAAGGCATAGCTTGAAGAAGAGTTCCATACAGCATAGCGTTTGGCGCATTACGTGTGATCCAATTAGTTTGTGTGTCTGAAGAAAGCGGAACAAGTCGTTCATAATACAACACTTCAAAAGAGTAAGATTGATCAGGCGTAGGCGCCACCAACCAATTATCATAATCATAATCTGAATAGTATAAAGGAATTCCTGTAACAGTGCTGTCAGGTGCATAGTTGCGTAAATACTCATATTTACGGAGTAGCACTGACTGCAATTTACCCGCTACAGTTATGTTCATAGAAACTGTTTTACGCCATCTTGCAGGTTTAGGAATCACTGGATTATTAACTTGCATAGTGCTTTGAACAACCTGCTGCTGACCGAGAGACTTCATCATCTCTGCTATTTCAAACTCAGCTAACATGATAAACGTAGGAATTTGATTAACAACAGCTGGGTCATTCCGTTCTAAGTACTGAAGAACATTAGACGTTAAGTTGTCGTATGTCATTGCCGCTGCTGGAATAGGAGTTGTCATATTAGCCTAACATAGAGCTGGCATTACCGCGAGCTTCATCAATACGATTGAGCCAACCTTTTCCGAATGTTGAAAAAGTTGGTAGGGATTCATAAAAATGCTTTTTAGCTTCTGAGAACCAAGCAATCAAGTCATTTTTATCAGTTATGTCAATAGTTTGTAGAGTGACAGGTCCGATAGACCCATCTTCAGGGACTCCAACCGCCTTCTGAAGAGTCTTTATTGACCTACCAGGACCAGCGTTGACTGCAAAGTCAAAGACTAGGTAGTCGATGCCTGAAGGAAGATCATCACATTTACATGCGTCCCAGAATTTCTTTTTATAGAAAGGGGCTACATCATCTTTTGTTAGATTACGCATCTCTTTTTCAGTTGTGTTTCTACCTTTATAAGATGCCCAAGATTTAGCAGTTACTCCAAGATTGGTTATCCCACCAGGATCTGCAGGGTTGTTTACAAACCCGCCTTCTACCTTCAGGAGGAAATCTAAAGAAGTTTCAAAGTTATCTTGCATCATTTTGCAGGAGTAGAGTTAAACAGCATTTGGTCTTTCTTTTGACTACCAGCTGAGCTACCAAAGTAGAAAGCAATGATACCTGTCCATGCAGTCCCTAATGAGCCTAGCATGATCATTAAGGGTGTGTTCGTAGTATCCGCAGGACGAACCATAAGATAGGCAAGTATGCCAAAGAACCCAGCAGTAACAAGAACACTAAGCACAGGAGGAATAAGGCTACCAGTGACTGTTTGCATATCTCTCGCACTTTTTCTATCCTCTACAGCAAGCTGTTCAAAGTTAAGACCTAATGCTTGAGTTTGCTCTTTAAATTTAATCTCTTCTTGTTGGACTGCGGCAATCTGATCTGCTGACAGTTTGTTGTCATTGATCATAGATTGCACTTGATCTGGGGCTACTCCAAATAGTTTAGATAGCGCAGTTACAGCTAGTCCTGCTAGAGGACCACCTAAGCAAGTAGCAATAGTCGGAGCAATTTGAGTGAGCCAGTTCATCTGAACCCGCTTATTCTAGGTGAGAATACGAACGTGGCTTGATATGGATCTGGTTTAGGTTGAACATTGGCATCTACTAAGGCTCTAATGTTCCAGCCTAGATTAATATAAATACAACGACTAAAGCCGATAGGAGTCACAGAAGTAAATTGGAACAACCCATTAGCATTAACTAAGCACCAACCCGCCTTTGCATTGTCATTATCTTTGATTGTAGGGTCACCTTTTACTACTGTGTAGTAAGGGTTACTTAATGTTCTCAATGCAAAAGTAGGTAGTGGGTTGCGCCATAGCCAATGTACTTGTGACCACCATTGATTAGGCGGAAACATAGTTTGGAAAGTAGCATCACCGCTTAAGGAGTTATCCCAAGTCTGAAACCAACCGAGCCATTTAGGAAGCCTCGGCCCAAAGTCTTCTTTACTAGCATTGTCTACCCATCCATATGCATTGTTTGCAAAGAGGGGCAGAACAGGAGCAAGCAGAATAGCCAACAGAGTTAGCACTAGGTTTACAGGTACAAGAAGTAAGTAAATTAAATAGATCATTTGTCTGCCTTTTGACTAACTTTATCTTCAATGCGGTCTAGTTTGTAAAACATAGAGGTAATAGTTCGCTGGAATTCGTCTCTAGTAATATAGCTTCCAGCTACCATTATCTCTATAGATGCTACTTTTTCAACTAAGTTTGCATCAACTGCTCTTAGCTCATTTATGGAATCCCAAAGCACTTTTAGAATCCAACCACCCGTGGCTCCTGCAAAAAGGACTAGATAATTGATTAGTGTTTGGGAATCCATATTTGCTTTCTATTGCAC